ATCCGTAAATGTGCCTACGCCGGTTCCACCGTGAACCACATCCAAATCATTTGCCAGGGTCAGAGTTCCGCCGCCTGTTATAGCGACGTTACCGGCAACATCTAATAATTCTGTTGGCGTATTTAATCCGATTCCAATTCGATCCGTTGAGGAATCCGCGAAAAATAAATTGGCGGCGGTGTCACCACTAATCACACTATCGTTTGTGGTTAGATCGGTGTTAATGGAAATGCCGGAAGCAAATGTTTCGGTGTCGCCGACCGGACAGGATCCAGACGAGGCCGAAGCACATTCGGTGTTCTGGATACTTACTGCCAGGAGTATTGCCAATACAGATAACACCAGGGCAACGGTTCCCGTAATTCTATTTGGTTGGCTTATTAAAGCGGGCATGTGAAAGTTCCAATTATCCAGCCGGATCCACCGGCTACTATTAACGCAAAAACCAATATCCAATCCCGATTATTACCGACAGGGCTAACAGCGGTTTTACTAGGCTTAATACTAGGAACTTTATCACCGTCGCCAGAATCGAAAAAATAATCATTCGTTACAAATCCCATAATTACGCTTGCTCCTGGTGTCTAATACTGAACCAACTTGCGACGATCAGTATTGCCCAGAGCAACATCCACCAAGTTGGGATCCAGCCATTTAACATCCCGATCGCCGGCGGTACTCCACCAACGGCCAGGGCAATAGGCGTGAACCCTGTTTTCATAAATACAAATACCGCCAGGAACATTCCCAAGCCGCCCAGGGCGATTGCATAACCCATCTGCGGGGGAATTGCGCCGGTACTGTTGGCGATCTGCTTAACAAATAACGTGTACAAAATACCGGATTCTTGTTCCGTTGGAACCGCGGCAATTTCGCCGCCGAAACCATTCCCAATAATTGATATTTCCGAAGATGGAATCGTTATTTCGGCGGAAGTTGAAACAGCACCAACAGCTCCAACAATTATGGAAAGGCCGGTTTGGGATCTGTTAAACGTGTAAGTAAAGTCCAGGTTATTAGAACTGTAATCCTGGACAGTTCCGATTGCAGTTGGATCCACCCAGGATGTTTCGGCCATGTCCTGGCCCTGGAATCCCCAATGAGCGTTAACGGTTGTTCCATCTAATAAACGAACCTGGCGGATTATTCCGTTATCTAAATTGGTTCCAGATTTAAAATCAGGAGATCCAGACGGATTAGTTATGGCGGGTAAATCAGTATCACAGGCGGCGACGTTTACGCCGTTTCGATCTAGGAATAGATCGTTCCCTGGATCCGCTACAAATCGCATAGTGAATAATTGATTGGAATTAGTCCAGCTCGCATCCCAGGCAATATCGCAAGTGGAAGAATTTGCTTTAGCGCGAACTTTCATAACGCCCAGATCGTCAATTAACGATAGTTGGTAGCCATCATTAGAACTGTAATGTTCGGCTAGGGTTGCGTCCTGGACGTCAGAATTTAATAGTTCTAGCTCAACTTCCAGAGTTAGGTTATTTGTAATATCCATCGGTAGTGCATCGGTAGCTGCCAGGGTATCGGCGCCGGTAAATAAAATTCCCTGGTTCCGGCGCTGCTCGTTACTGCCCATATATAAACGGGTTGTTTTGGTTTGGTTCCGTTCTAATTCTGGAAGCTGGATCCACCATCCCGCCGTAGTTGAAGTTAGATCTTGCGTTACTAGGTCAACTTCATTCGATAAAGATCCCAGGATCGGCAGAATGTCCCAGGCTTGTTTATTTATCTGGCCGGCGGTGGTCATTCCCGATGCGTTAACCGGAAACCGATAAGCGTAATTTTCAAGCGCGGGAGATCCTGGCGTCGCCGTATAGCTGATCGAAACATCCATCTGATAACAATAGTCACTAGGCAGTCGATCGGCGGCCCAGGCGGTACAACCAGGGCTAGCACCATCAGCAATAAAAATAGTTAGAGCTGCAATAAATAACGCCAGGGCCGGCCAGTATTTAGTTCTAGCAAATCGTTTGATCCTGGTCATGGTGTCACTCTGCCAAATATGCCGCCCAGGAAGTTAGTGGCGGCTGATCCGATCGTGACTGTAACCAGGAATAAAAACGGAATCGAAATTAGCATAATTCCATAACGGATAGGTTGCGTCCAACCTTCCCAGATCGGAGATTGCAACATCATCGCCGACGCCATGTAAGTAACCCAGCCGGCGCCCTGTTTTACAAATTCCCAAACACCATCGACCGGATTTGTGGATCCGCCGACGGTTCCCTGGTTAATGCTTACGTTATCGGGATTCGCAGAAGTGTTCGCCAGGGCTTGAAATGCGGCGCTAGATCCGCCAACGTCGGCTTGTTCTTGTTCAAGAGTTACAACGGCCGTTATCATCGCCAACATGCCCCATAAAACAAACATCATGGCAGAGATTTTATAAGTCATTAGGCGCTAATCTTCCTGAGAATAAACATAGCGGCAATCATCGACATAACAACGGCGGCAACGGCTACAACGGAAACCGTTGGGCCACGCGTCCAGATCCCGATCATTCCAACGGTAATAAATCCGGCGGCCGGTAAAACATAATCGCCAGTTCGGGAATAAACCCAAAAGAAAAATAACGACGCCAGGATCCCAAAAAACACAGTAGCCATAGCGCCGCCGGAAACGCCGGCTACGGTGTCGCCTAGATCCACAAACGCCGCTGGAATATCAGTAGCGGCGGCGGTAGCGTCGATAGATACCTGTAACGCTAGAGATCCAACGGGCGTGGCGTATGGCACGATCAAAGCGGTTTCACTCGCCGCCTGGAAGTAAGCGGGGATAATTTGATCCATAACCGATAAGGCTTCCAGGGCTAATACCCTGGCGCCGGTTGACAGATAAGAATTAGCCACATAACTGTTAAACGGTAAGTTACGGTTCGCCTCAACATTCCGCAGCTCGTCTAATAAAGTTCGACCAAGTTGATCCCGTTGATCGGTTTGGTTATCTTCGGCGGTGTTCCAGGCAACAACTAAACAATCTGATGATTGAACCGAAAATAATAAATCACTAGATTCCACACAAGCATTAACGGATGTATCGCCCCACGTAATCGTTGAGGCGTCAGAGATATAAACGCCGCCGATCGAATGATTAATACGCGGCATCCTAACCTGGGATTGAATATCGCCAGTCGAACAATCTGTTGGTGGAGCGCTGCAATCTTTATAAAGCGTAATAAATGCGGCGTTGGTTACTAACGATGTTTCCTGGGTTGGTTCGACTGGATCGGCGATACAACCATCGGTGTTTACAAGTTCCTTACACCAGGCTTCCGGCGTCGCCGGCGGTGGTGTAGCGGTTGTAAACGTCGGCAGCTCGTAACGAACCAGGCAATACAAATCGCCGGTTTGAATGATGTTTCGGAAACAGTTGGCGGAATTGGTGAATACATCCGGCGCTGGATATGCCTGGGCGCTAACTGGCGTTGGCGATATTCCAATAGTAGTTATTACGGTTATAAAACCGACTACTAAACCAACCATTATTTGCAATCGTTTTTTATTCATCGCTAGATCCATAAGATCCGGCCAGTTCCAGGCCTTCCATAATCGCCCAAATAAAACCACAAAACGCTAGGGCAAACATCGCAATCGAGACTAAGGTATCGCCAATCAAAGCGGCTTCCGTAAATAAAAACCACAAGAAAATATCGGCAATTAATAAAAGAATCGGAAATATCAATTTTTAGATCCTAAAACAAAATAAACCTGGCTGGATCCCAAAACTGGGGTTGAGATCCAACCAGGCTTATTCGGACTACTAAACGCTTGGGTTATCCCTTTTGGCGTTTTTCGTTCAAGAACCAGAGAAGCAATCCGATCGGAACAAAACCGAGAACAAGCTCGGTGATCGTGATAGCTGTCGTAAAGTTCGTGCTGGCCCCTGAGGTGTTTCCAGCGTCTACTAGCGCGCCTTCCAGGATTGGAAGTGATACTAGAAGAATTGCAACGGCGATAACTACGCCGATGATCGTTCCTGAATTGGTCAACGAATTTTTCCTTTATCATCGCCGCCTAGCAATCAGCAAAGATGCAAAAATCGCAAGCACTCCGACCGGCAGGAAATATGCCAATGCTGTTATCGCCTGGTCGAGGGGAGCAGAGATACCAACGGCGCTTTCCTGAGTTACGAGTAAGCGGCTATAAATTTCTGGCAGGGCGATTCCCGCAAAAACTGCGAGTAAAACCAAAACCATTAAAACGAATGTAACGGATCGAGACATACTCTGATCTTACGCCGCCGGTTGGGTGTTCGTTATACTCGCTGAATGTAGTGATGTAATGTCGAGTAGTTACCCTGTACTTATAAGTAAAGGAGTCACTACAAGTAGAGGAAGGGGCCATACGTGGCTAGAAATGTTAGTTCTCAACGAATATCGGTACTAAAACAATTAGATACACAAGTTGGTAATAGTGGATCTGATGAACACAGCCAAATTACCCAAGCCGATAAAGCATTAACGCCTGGCGCTAGTGAAAACTTGTTACACCTGCTTGGATCTACAACGATTCCGCCTGAGATCCAAACGGATCTCACGTTCTCTTTAACGAATCAAATAGCAGACGGCCTGGTAAAGATTGAATCGTTACCGATCGACGATATGGAATATGAGGGACATTTAGCAATCGCTTTTATGCTCGTTCAAAATTCAGTAGGCGGAAAAGGATTAGAACGTAAAACTTCGGTGCTGGGCGGGATGCTTGGAAACCCTGGGCGAAAGCTAGGTTCGTTTTTCCGAAAAAATAAAGGCTACGATTCCGGTTTTAGTGAAGGATCTTAAATGGAAATGTCATACGCCTATTTAGGCGGGTTTGTAGTTATGGGCGTTGTGTTTTGGCTTTATCTAACTTATGTAAAAGATCCAGGCGCAAAACAATTTAGAACGCCGTTATACCTATTCACTAAACGCCGCCAGGTATACCGGATCAATGCGGAAAATCGTGGCGGTCTAATGTTGCCTGATAAAGGCGGCGGATTTGTAGAACAGGAAGGAACGGCGCTAATCCGCCGGTGGGGTCGGGTATGGAAGATCTGGCCAAGCGAAACGGCGACAGAATCCGCCAGGTCAAGAGAAGTTATTTACGTTGTTAGAGAAAACGATCCAACGCCAATGAATATGAGTTACGGCGTCGAGCATGGATACCAGGGGAAACAAATTGAGGAGGCTAGATATAAGGAATTATCCAATTTGAATCAACGCCAGGCGGCCTCCCAAGCAAAGATGGAAGGAGCTGGGCGGGATGTAGTAGTCGGGCGGCTTATGATCGGCGTTATTGTTTCGATCGTTATTGCCGGCGCTGCCTGGGCGACATTTTTTATTCTTACGGTTATCCAGGGGCCGGTAGATCCGCCGGCGGTGGAAATGTTACCGGCAGTAATTGAAACGGTGGTTCCTATTGACTGAGTTAAAGCTATATCCAGATACCAATTTAATACCCTGGCCGACATTTATTGTTACGGCTTATAAACGCCGAAAAAGTATGGCGATTATGTTTGGAGTTATCGGCGCGTGTTTAGCGCTGTTTATTTCAACTACCGCCGCCGGCATAGTTGGGTGGTCGTTAGCGCCGTTAGTGTTTGTCCTGGTAGCTGGTGTTATTACTGTTGGAACGGCTATGTATGCAGATTCAGCGGCGACCAAAACGGTAATTGTTTATCGTAAAGATTCCGCCGGTTTAGTCATTGAGGATCATCAAAAATGGTGGATCGAAGATGTTATGAAATGGCCAGATTCTCACAAAATGTTTTACAACGGATCCAGAGTGTTATTTATTGACGCCCTGGGCGATGATCCAATTCCGTTGGATCTATGGATTAAACCGTCGCCGTCGGCCCTGGAAGGTAAAGGGAAAATGCCTGTTACGGGAACCAGGGTAGCGTCAATAAAAGCTAAAGAAAGATCTGCCGCCAGAGTATTAAAATATCGAGAATCAGATCCAGGCGAAAAGTTCCAGCAAGGTTTATTCGCCGGTGTGATCGTAGTTAGTTTAATTGCAACACTAATGGCGGCCGATCGAGTCGCACAGATGTATGGATACGTGAATTGACTACTGAAATAAAACTAGCCAACGGAAAAAAATTACCGGCTGGGCGGATCCCAACATTACTTCAATCTTATGTATTCGGATTGTTTGGTGATCGAGGATCCGGCAAATCGGCGGCTATGGCTTATTACGGGATCCAGGAAGCGGAAGCAGGGCGGCCGATATTTTATTATCCAGAAGATTTTGGTTTAAAAATTCCTGAAGCCAAAGCTATGTCGCCGGCGGATCTTGTAGCTATGCCGGATCAATTAACCAACGCAACGGTATTAATTGACGAAGTACAAGAAGTGTTATCCAAGTTCAGAACAAACGCTATCAGCTCGTTATTACTTATGGCGTTTTTCCGGCAAACCAGGAAACGAGGCGCTAACGTCATTTTTACGTCTAACGATCCCAACGCTATTAACTCCGCCTTATCAACCCAAACCGATCTTCACGCTATGTGCCGCATGGTTACAGATCCACGATGTTACGAAGTTGGTTATCACTTAAGAAGTTGCGCCGATACGGTGCGAATGAGAATAAAAGATACCAACGGAAAACATGGTTTGATCGGCAATCGAAAAGACGGCCGAAAAGGTTTTGTACAACACCTGGTTGGCATTGGCGATGTTTATCCGTTTTATAACACCGGCGCTATTGCAGATCCGGCCGACGTTATGAAAATGAATAAACGAAACCTACTAGAACAGCGCGCACAACAAAAACTTGGCATGTCCTGGGAAGATTTCGATATCAAGTTAATAACGGAAATAATCCCATTGTTAGTTTCTAATGGATACGAAACGATCGTGCCTGGAACATTCGTTCGGACATTACAAAACGAAATGAACATTCCTGAGAAACCAAAAGATCCAATGGATTCCAGGGAATTAGGAAAGCGCCTTAAAGCTATTGGTCTAATATCAACCAGGAAAGCAAAAGGTATGGTTTACCAACTGCCGCCTAAACAACATTTACAAGAATGGGCGGACGGTGTTTGGTCGCCGGATACCGATTGAAACCCAAACCGGCGATTTTGGGCGCATTGTTGGCCGTAGGCACGTTTCAGAGTTCCGCCCTGGTAGTTGGATTCATAATTATTGCCTGGGCGTTGTATGTGGCTATCGAAAAACGATCGTTTCCAACCCTGGGCTTTATTTTATGGGCGTCGTTACTAACACCGTTCCGGCCAATCGAATCAATAGTTTTGGGAGCTATGGTTTTATCGCTAGTTGTTATCGTTGTGGATGTTCGCCGGAATTGGTCGATTAACGATTTTGTAACTGGGTTACTTGTTGGATCTTCGTTACAAGTTGTTGCAGCTCTAACTACCTGGGGATCCGTTCGCCCTGGTCTATGGTCTTTAAATGCTTCAATCGTCGGGCAGATCGGTTTAATGTTTTGGTTAATACTTCCTGAGTTACCTAAACCGGCCAGGATAACGCCCTGGTTATATTCAGTCGTTTTAATCGGTGTTTCGGTCGCCAGGTTCCCATTATTTGTGGCGGGATTGTTTACATTGTTTCGCCCTGGAATCCACCGGATCGGAATGTTGCTGGTTATTGTCGGCGTGTTCCTGGCGGCGGCATTTACTCAAGGTAATTTAAATCGTTTAGATCCTGGGCGGATCCAGGCGGATAATCAAATTAGAGTCGATCTTTTCCAGGATGCAATAAAAGTAGCTCAAGATCCTGAGCTAAAAAACGTGACGATCGGAACTGGGATCGGGCAATTTATCAACGAAACTGGGCTAACTAGGCCCCACAATGTTTTCGTTTTGTTGTTTTATGAGTTGGGCTATTTAGTAATTGTTCCGGCTGGATTGTTTGCCTGGGCGATATACACCAGGCGAGTTCCGTTACCAACGGCGTTATCGTTGATCGTTTTGTGGCAGCTCGTCGAAGAACCAGGCGGACAGCTAGAGGGAATGTTTATTTCCGCTGTTGTTTTCGCTTGCGCCTGGCGGCGGCCTTCGCCCTGGCCCTGGAAACAGGGTGGCCGGCGTTCCGTTCCCGTATCAGCTCGATAACTCTAACAGGCGCTATAAACGGCCAGAATAACGAGGATCCGGCGTAACCTAACACCAGGGCGGCCGGCGCCTGGGCCGGTGTTATTTTTCCTGAGTGTAGATCCTCAACAAATTTAGCTCTAACGGCGTTTTTGATTATTGGGAATGTTAAGAAGATCCCGAAAATATAAACCAGGGCGATTATTTCAATCATTGTTTTGTTTCAAAACTTTCGTAAGGATCAAATCCGACACTTTTGTTAGTTCGCCAGGTTTCGATATTTTCTGGAAATAATAATTCTTCGTACCCTGGGCAAGCACATTCAAAAACATGCAACCAATGAATCGAGCACCAATACTCATCGCAATTATCACAAGGGATCCATTGAGCGGCGGCGGTTAGTGGGTGGCGGTTTTGTGGATTTACAACGAACGGCATTTAACCAATTTGCCTAACTCGGCCCTTCGCCGGTCGATCGGGCCTGGTTTGGTGACAATACCGGCCGTAAAATTTCGACCCGTACCATTGGCCCTCTTTACCACGATCATTTAAAAAACCACAATTAGCGCATTTTGTAGGTTCGCTTAATATGCTGATCGGCGGCGGATTGTGCTTTCGTTTTTTCTTTTGCATTTTAAATCACCTGTTTATGACATTTAGGTTTTGAACTGCGATCGCTTAGAACAAATATAGACCTGGGTTTTTGACAATCATTCATTTAGGATTGGGCCGCCAGATTCTCGGATCCGCCGGCGTAGCGTTGATTCCGAAACTTTGGCGGCGGCGGCGGCGGCGGGGTAATCGCCCATTTTTTCCTGGAGCAAACGATTTGCCCTGTTTGACGATAGCCTGGATTTAGGCCGGCCCAGGCGAACGCCGTTTTTCCTGGCGTTGGCAATTCCTTCGTTAACTCGTTCGATTATTAGATCCCGTTCAAATTCCGCCATTGACGCCAGGATGTTCAGTAAAAGTTTACCGGCTGGCGTCTGGGTGTCTAAGTCCTGGGTAGCGGCGGCAAACCGGATTCCACGGCCGGACAGCTCGTCGAGCGTGTGGTGCATACTCACAATAGATCGAAATGCTCGATCCAGGCGTACAACGGCGACAGTATCAACTACGCCAGTTCGCCAGGTTTCGACCATACGCCGCCAGGATGGGCGGTTAAGATCTTTACCGCTGGCATAATCGACGTATTCGACATAATCGGCTCTACCCTGGCGTTCGGCCCAGGCGCGCAAGATCCCCAACTGTAATTGGGGATCCTGGTTTTTATCTTTAGTGGATACTCTGGCGTATAACGCAATCAATAAATTTATCCTTGCCTGGTGTGTGTGTGTGGTTGTTTGTTCAAACACCAATAAAATAAACATCGGATTTTCATTGTGATAACTCCAATTCCGAAACGAGATCTTGAAGTTTTGTAACGTGTAAATCGCAGCTCCAAAAGCGCCAGGTATTATCGAATAAACCAATATCGGCCATGCAAGTAGCTTCGGTTACACAATTTATTTCTTGGCATGGAATCCCAACGGAAACGATCGTTTTTCGCCGCCTGGTTGTTTTGGTTGGTTTGTAAATTCTTAATCGTTTAATCATTGGGCCATCCGTTTGTAAACTCTGGATTGGCGGATTCGGTGAATATCTTTAATAGTTTTCTGGAAATGTTGAGCTATATATTTAATCGACATTCCCGACTTATCTAATTCGATAATTTCCTTATATAAACGGTTTCGTTTTTGTTTACCGGCGGATACGTCGTAATGGCAAAACTCCAAAACGCAATTTAAACAAGATTTGGAATACTGGCATCCAGAATCCCGAAAATTACCTGTACCGATTAAGTTCTCGATCGACGCCTCTTTAAACATAATAGGTAACCGATCGGGGATCCTGGTTATAGGTCCAGGCGCACATTAGGCACGTTAGCGAATGTGCGTTAACGCCTGGTTCCCAATCAAGGCGAACAGTACCGTTTAAACAATGCGGGCAGCTCGACAAATAATGAGTAGTTTTGTATCTAATGTTCTGAGTTGGTTTAGATGCACCGTAACGGCTTAATCGTTTTGGTGATGGATTATCAGATAATCCTAAATTTGGAAATAACCGTGTTGGATATAATTGAATAGTCATAATTATTATTTGGCGGTGCAGCTATATGCTTCGGCCACCATTAAGGGCAACTCCTAGATGCCTGGTAGTTATGCAAAATAACGCCGACAGGGTTTTTGATTCCTCCCTGGCGGCGTTATTTTATTTGTTGTGGATCCAGCGATATAAAGTTCGCCTGGTGATTTTTAGATCCCTGGCAATTCGTACCAGGGACACGCCGTTGTTTAACTGCCGCCTAGCTTGGCGGATTCCCGCCTGGCGCCGTTGGGCTGGTGTTGGTTTAGTCATTGTGTGTGTTTAGGCTTAGCGGCGATAATTCGGATAAAGCATTTCCCGCAAGTTGTTCCAGGCTTGCGGGAATACGCCCAAGTTATTAAAGTTCGTTGGCGCCGGAATGATATTGGTTTAGTCATAAGATTTCTCCGTCGATCTTGCCAGCTCCGTCCGTTCTATATAAGTAAAATACTTTTCCATCGTGATAGCTGAATTTGCCAGGTCTTTGTTTGATAATCGCTCGCCCTGCTTTGGGTGTCCTTCGGGCTGCGTACCTGCAATATTCTGAATAAGTTCTTTGTGCAGCTTGTAACCGACCTTATAGTCACGCGTGGTCTGGTGAACGTCCTTGAGCAGCTTCACTAATTCCTCTCGGTCGATTATTACGTCTGTGGGTAATGCTCGCTCCCTGTGTATGTCGAGAGTCTCGTATCTGTCGGCCGCAATAGCTGGAGTTTCTGACAGTTTAATCATTACGCACAGCACCTTTCATCGGTGCAGGGTTGGAAGTTCTTTACGTGGCAGTCGATGCAACGCACCACCATCTCGTCGTGTATATCTAGGAAGCATCCTTCGTGAGGGACGAAGAACTCGCCCCTGCAATTCGTGCAGGTGAAGTCAGGCTTGGCAGCTCGCTCTTTCCAGTAGGCATCGAGAGCGGCATCCTTCGGGAGTTGGGCTGCGATGGCCTTTGCAAGCGTTGGTAATTGTGCTTCAACCCAGGCTTCTAATTTCGCAACCTTATCGTCTGAAAGCGTCGGAAGAAGTGTGGCAACCATATCTCGAATATTATCTTCGGCTTCGGCTCGACCGTAATCGTCATTACCCATAAGAGCAGCGTCGGCAGCGGTAGCGGCGTAAGCCTCTCGAACTGAATCGTAACGACCGTTGTATTCGGCTTCGAGTTCTTGTTGTGCGTATGTCAAAATTTGATTCCTTAGTGCTTATTTCGTTCAAGGCGGTAATAATAACTCAAAAGTGGGACATTATGCAAATTGGCGTTAGAACAAATATAAAATAAGTTTTACTCTTGTTCGGTGTTAAGCCTGTTGTTGGAATGTGATTGAGGCCAGATCACAAACCAACACCAGGGCAGGATCTAATTACGTTAAGGAATAAAAAAAATGATTTGTCGGAACTGTGAAGAATTAGAAATAACGCATTGTAATTATTGTTCTTGTTGCGATCCCCAGGAACAAGAACATCCCGCCTGGTGTGAACGTGAAACACCAATTACGAAATCCGTCGCTACGCAAAATTGAACGGCGAAATCGTCCCTCTTTCGCCCCATCTGATCTTCTTCACGTTGTTACGAAAATCAGGAAATAAAGAAAAGAAAAGAAAAACCTACAAAAAGAAAAGAAAAGAAAAAACTGTTTGGGTTGATCGGTATGTTCGGCCAGGTGATCGTCCTGGATTCTTGGGCTTGTATGCCGCATATAAGCGGCTTCGGGGGCTTTAGCTCTACCTATCGGCGCTTGGGCGGTTTTTATCCTACCTGGTTGCAGTTTCACTCAATCTGGAATTATCAGAGAGTGTTTACCAGGTGCTTTGATAGCTGAGTACCAATCGCCGGTTCCAAACGCCTGTGTGTGGCACGAAAAACGCCCTGGCGCTTGATTTTATGACGAAACAAGCTGGCGCCAGGGCGTTTGCGATATCTATTGTATTCGGAATTGCTTGGATCGTCATATATGCATAATAACTGAGTCGAGCTGATTAATAATAGTCGTAAATGGTTTTTTGCTAATCCATTTTGTTCCAATCGGCGGATCCGGCGGCGGTGCTAATTGCTATATACGCCCCTGGGCCGGCCTGGTCGATCCAGACGTAACCAGGGAAGTAACCGCGGGTTATATCGTCGTTAACTGTTGGAGCGGCGCCTTGAACGGTTACATCACTTGACGCTACGGGTTGCGAGCTGAATCCGTTTGTTTGCGCCCATATAAGGCCAAAGAAGATCATCATTACGGCCAGGGCTATTCCAACACTTTTATCTCGCATTAGTTAAACCTGTTTTTTCGTTTACCGCCAAAACCAAATTGTTTACCGTCTACAATATTTCCGATCGTTGGCGCCTGGCGTTTCGGGTTGGGTTTCACTACTCCACCAACCTGGCGAACTCGATAATCGGCGGGGTTGTAATCCATCATAGATACAAGGTCTTTTATTTCAGCTTCCGCCGCTGATTTACTGCTAAAAGTTAATGGCGTTTCTTTACCATCTGGCGTTGTTTCGGTTGATTCATTTTTCCAGGATCCGCCAATTTTTTGTTGAATCTCATATTTGGGTTTTGCCTGGGCGGATCGAGTTTTACTTATTCGATCGGATAGCCTGGGCGGGTTACTAACCATGTTTATTTTGTTGACAAATTTGTGGGTATCCTGCGGTGAAACACCTATATATTTATCACCAGGGCGAGCTATAACGCCCATAGCCATTAGACCGTCGGCTTCGGCAACAGATAACCCACCAGGCGCTTTTATATTTACCCAGGCGGCAGCGGTTCCCCTTCCTTGCGAAACTTTGACGCCTTTAATTCGAGTTTTTAGGAACTGCCGGATCTGTTTTTTTTCATCTTCAAATCGTTGTTTGTGATCTGGATATATTCTAGGCATTAGTTAAACCTGGTTTTTCTTTTGTTAGTAAATCCATTACGTTTTACTGGATTTTCAAATTTGCCGATTTGTTTTGGTTTCCCGTCGTGATACTCCACGATTATTCCTTTGCCAGGCGTTGTGCTCAATATCCTTTTGGCGGCAGGGGCGTTTTTCGCCTGGCCGGATCCCTTCATATGAAGTTTAGTCGTTTCTTTACCCTGGGGATCCAGGGCTGCAAAATAACGATCAACACGTTCCTGTTTACCGCCGATATTGTTTTTTCCTAACTCGGCAATAAGCGTTTGTTTATATCGGTTATCCAGGCGTACAGGTAACGGCGGCGACTTAATGCCGGCGTTGATATATTTTTTTGGTTCCTTCTGAACTTTTGCCAAAGCAAGTTGGATCTGTTTATCGGTTAGTTTTTTATTATTTTTGCCTTGAACCAATAATGCTCGATCCTGGTTTTCTAGCGCTTGGGCCAACTCTGTTGTTGTCTGATATTTAGCGAAAACTCCGCCTAACATCCGAGCTTCTTTAACATTATTAGGTTTTTTGTTTTTTACGGCGTTCTCCGCGAGTTTGTGGTAATACCCACTTCTAGTCGGCCGGCCGAGCTTACCAGGCGTTGCGCCTTTTGGCCCTGCTATCCAGGGATTATGACGGCCTATGGTTTCCAGATCGGTGGTGGATTCTTCCAGATCTTTGTCTTTTCCAGCGTAGCGAGGAACGTGTCCCGAAAAGTTTTCTGACGGCCTGGACATTCGTAAATGGTGGATTAACTCATGGGTAGGAGTTCCACCATCATAAAATTTTCGACCAAGTTTTATGAAATGAAATTCCCGTTCAATATCGTCTACCAGGCGGCGGGCAGCTCCTAGTTGAGATCTTTCTGCATCGGTTAATGGTTTGAGTTCATCAGGCCGGATTATCGAAGCGGTAACTATATTGGGTTGTTCTTTCCAAAATAACAATTTGGAATCAGCTCGCCATTTAGCTGTGCGCGAATAGCGTATGCGCCCCTCTTTATTTACTCGTCGTATTTGCCAAGATCCGGCGTCCACTCTTGGCGCTAACTCGTTTATTAGTTTTTTATGAGCTTTAAGTCGGGGGTCATTTACTGGCGGGAATTTTTTCACAACGTCCCGTACTGGCTTGGAATTAGAGAATTTAATGGCGTTCTGATAGTAACCAGCCGCCCCCCTGGATGCAGAGTCGCCTTTACCGATCTGTATTACCACTCTGTCGAAATTCTGGCGTTCGCCTTTATTAAAATTATGCTGGGCGTTTTTTACGACGTCATCCCGCATTTTTTTCGTGCCGCCAATTACCGCCCATGTCACATTGTTACCTTCGTTAACAAATATGGTTCCTTTATCTGTTTTGACAGATGTTGGAGTTTTAGGCGGTTTCGGCGTTTTAGTTCCAGGCGGTTTCGGTGGTGTGGGTGTTAACCCTTTAGTATCGACACCGACAATATCGGCGGATCCAGGATCTTTATACCAGGCACGATGTAGCGCTTTATCGCGTGGCGTTTTTGGGTTCCTGGGCGCTATTTCGGAATGATTCTGGGCATCATCTAATTGCCGGCCCATGTCACCTTGCATAAAACGCGTCTGTTCAAAATTAGGCATTAGTTAAATTTTCCTCTTTTACTAACGGCAAAAGATATTCTTCGCCGGCCTTCGACAAAACCTTTAACTTTGCCCATTTCAAACGATCGGTTTTTAGCTGGTCGTTTTTGAAATCCAATTATTTTTAGTGATTCCTGGGGCGTGGTTCCAGGTAACACGCCGGATCCGACAGGGTTTTTAGTCGTTCTTGTTTTACCTGTTTGGAGATCTATTTGTTTATAAACCTGGCCTTGCCGCCATTGTAAACGCCGGACAAATTGACCTTTAGGAATTTTTGCCGACCTGGTGTATTGGAATTTTCCTAACCTGGGCGGGGCTTTGCCTGGGGCGGTTGTTGGGCGACTAGGCGTAGTTGTTCGGGTTGGAGTTGTGGTTGGAGTCGGCGTTTTAGTAGGTGTAGGCGTTTTTACGGCGGTAGGCGTTTTAGTTTGAACCGGCGTTTTAACTGGCGTTTTAGTTTGAACCGGCGCCGGCGTCTGAACTGGTGTTGGCGTCTTAACTGGCGTCGGTGTCATAACTGGCGTTGGAGTTCTCACGAGCGCCGGTGTTATTACTGGGGTTACTGTTTTGGTCGGGGCTGGCGTCCTGGTTGGAGTCGGCGTCTTACCTGGCGCCGGTGTCCTGGTTGGAGTCGGTGTCCTGGTTGGAGTCGGTGTCCTGGTGGGCGTCGGTGTTCTAGTGGGCGTCGGCGTCTTACCTGGCGCCGGTGTTTTGGTTGGCGCCGGTGTTTTAGTTGGAGCCGGTTTAAATCCTGGGAACGGTGCTGGCCCTGGATCTACTGGCGCCGGTGTTTTAGTCGGCGTTGGAGTCTTAACTGGCGCTGGTGTCCTGGTTGGAGCCGGTGTTTTTACTGTTGGCAGTAGTCCAGGCGCCGGAAGTTTGGCAGGTTGTTTTAAAGTTCCGGCGGTTATAGCGGCACCTGCTACGGCTGGAAGAATTACTTTTAACTTAGCGGCTTTAGTGGCGGCTTGAGCTGCGGACATTTTCTGAGTCGCCAGTTTTGCGGATTGGATTTGGCGAGTTCTTATTTTTAGTTTGGCGGCAATTTTTTTATTTATTGCGATTGCCTGTAAATTTCGGCGTTTAGCAGCCGCTAATAATTGTTTATTTCGGCGTTTTTGAGCGGCGGTTAATACACGTTTGGTAGTTGTACTAATTTTTGGGGTCGTTCGATAAGTTCGGCGGCCAGAAACAATTGCAGATCGTAATTGGCGCTCTAGTATCGGACTTAGTTTTGTTGATACTTGTTTAGCAGCCGGTTTAATAGCAGTTCGACCGGCGCCGCCAGGAACAATAAACGGCGCTAATGTTTTAACTGTTCTAATTGAACTTTTAATATCTAGTCCTGGCGCCGGTTTTGGAATTGCGGTCGGTTTAGCTGCCGCTGGGCGTGGCCTGGGCGCTGGCGCCGCTGTTCCACCACTAGCACTTATAATCTGTTGCTGGCGCCGCCTGGCGGCTACGATCGCCCTTAACCGGCGTACCTGTTCCGCCTTGCGTGCTCGTTCCTCAGCTCGTCTAATTATGCTCGGCGCCGAGGCGCCACCAACTATGACAGATCCAGTTCCGCCAGGATGTTTTATAAGCATATTGTTAAGGGGCATTTTAGAAGTCGCCTAAGATCCTTAGATAACGCACTATGTCGGAATCGCTATACGTTCCATCCTTAAGCCGGCTTTCGATCGCCTGGCGTTCACCGTCGAGCACTATGTCGTTAATTGCCCTGGTGTTTCGTTCTTCGATTATTTCGTTGAGTAAATCGCTTAGTTCTGATTTAGTCGGAAGTGAATACTGAGGATCGTAAATTTCGATGTTTTCGTATGCCTGGATCCCGTCTTTAAAACCAAACCAGGGGCCAGGATGTAACGCCGCTAAAGCTGTTATTAGATTGTCGGAATCGTTGAGCTGTTCCTCATCGGCCGTAACTGATGTTTGGTTGACAAACAAAATAGCGCCGGCGATCGCAAACATTCCCAAAATCGTAAGTGTTTTAAAAATCATAAAATTTTCCTATTCTGCGAATCGAACGAAATTCATATATGTTCGATTTTCGTTACTGTCGCCATTGGTGGATCCAGTAGCGGAATGAACATTAGAAGTAAATCGTATTTGCTGGTTTGTAATATCGCTAATGTAAAAATAAGTTGTAGCGCTAACAGTTTCCGTTGCACCGTCATTAAGTCCACTAGTAAATAATGTAGCTGTTGAATCACTCGCCCAAGCATCGTCGGTGTAAATTATTTTCCCATCGAAATAATTATCTCCGACGCCGTATGTCCCACCCATCCATTGATAGTGAACGGCCCAATACCCAGTAGCAGGGAATGTCCAATCGCCGGTGGTAAACGTCATACCTGATCCCAAGACTGTAAATCCGTCGGTGTCGGATCGTTCCATGTTTGCGTTAATGATTTGATCGCCGGATGGGTTGGAATAACTTGTTGTTAGTCGCCATTGATCCCAGTTATCAATTCCGCCGCCGGATGGAGATTGGAATGTAGGATCTACGCCAGGGCCGTTAGATGTTAGATACTGGCCGGCCGTTCCCGCTGTTGTAACGGCCAGGTTGCCGGTTCCGTTACCAATGAGCACTCCGGCATCCGTAAATGTGCCTACGCCGGTTCCACCGTGAACCACATCCAAATCATTTGCCAGGGTCAGAGTTCCGCCGCCTGTTATAGCGACGTTACCGGCAACATCTAATAATTCTGTTGGCGTATT